AAACACATGGAAGGAAAAGCTGTTGACCTCGCTCCTTACCCGATAGATTGGGAAGATAGAGAAAGATTTCATTATATGGGTGGTATGATAAGAGGAATAGGACATAAGTTAGGTTTAAAGATACGATGGGGCGGTGACTGGGACAGCGATGGTGAAATAAAAGATAATCGTTTTGATGACCTAGTCCATGTAGAATTAAGGGATTAATGGCAAGACAATCTAAAAAAGTAGTAGAAAATATAACTGACCTATTTAGAAAAGCAAACTCATCTGAAAGGTCAAAGTGGGAAACAGATGCTCAGAAGAGTTATGAATTCTTTTTAGGAGAGCAACTCACAGCTGAAGAAAAAGAGAATTTGCAATCTGCTGGTATGCCAGATTTCGTTATTAATAGAATCACTCCAGTGATTGAAATGATGAAATTCTTTGCGACAGCTAATAATCCAAGATGGCAAGCGGTAGGAGCTGAAGGAAGTGATGCTGATGTAGCTGCTCTTCATGCTGATATTGCTGATTATTGTTGGAATAATTCAAATGGTAATAGTATTTATTCAAGTGTGATACAAGATGCTCTAGTAAAAGGCATCGGATATATGCAAGTGGATATTGACCCAGACCAAGATAGAGGTATGGGGGAAGTTGTATTTAACTCAGTAAATCCATTTGATGTATATGTAGACCCTACTTCAAGAGACTTTTTATTTAGAGACGCTAGTTATATCATTGTAAAAAAAGATATGCCTAAAGAACAATTAATGCGATTGTTCCCAGAAGATAAAAGAAAAATTAAAAATGCAAACCCAAGCAATCTATCAAACAATGACTTTAGCCAAAGAGATATAGTTGATAGTGAATTGATATTTAACGCAGACGTTAGAAGTTCTTCGTATACAAAAGAAGGTAAAGAAGATGAAATCTTAGATTACTACGAAGCATACTTTAAAGAAAAAATAGCGTATATGAATCTTTTTGTTAATATGCCACCTTCACCTCAAGAGATGCAACAAATTCAAAAAGAGGTTGAAGAAACATTATCAAATCTAAAGAAAGAAATGGCTGTTCAACTTGAAGAACAAAGATTGCAATTGTCTCAAGCAGTTGAGCAAGGTGAGATGATAGAAGAAAGAGCTTTACTTGAGATTGAAAAATCTGAAAAAGCTATGAATGAAGAATTGCAACAAAGAAGAATTGTTCTTTTAAGTCAAATGGAAGAAACAAGGACAAGAATTGAAAATAGGGTTGTTACAGAATTTGAATATAATTTAATGAAAGAAGATGAAAATCTGGTTACAAATATAGTTGATGCAGTAAAATTTTATGAGAATAGAATTAAAATGTGCATAGTTGCTGGAGATAAATTATTATACGAAACAATACTACAAGTTAAAGAATATCCAATAGTCCCATTTGTATATCAACATACAGGCACTCCTTTTGCATTGGGAGCTGTTTCTCCATTGGTAGGAAAGCAAAGAGAATTGAACAAGGCCCACCAGATTATGATACATAATGCAAATCTAGCTTCTAATCTAAGGTGGATGTATGAAGAAGGTTCTGTACCTGAAGAAGAATGGGAAAAATATTCATCATCTCCCGGTGCATTATTAAAATACAGACAAGGATTTGCACCTCCACAACCTGTACAACCATTACCTCTGAACGCAGCTTTTTACGGAATAACTGAAAATGCTAAAAGAGATATGGAATACACTTCTGGAATATATTCTTCTATGCAAGGAGACACTGGTTCATCTCCAGAAACATATCGAGGTTTGTTAGCTATGGATGAATACGGAACAAGAAGAATAAAGTCTTGGATGCAAAATATAATAGAACCTTCTTTAGAACATTTAGGTAGAATATTTAAAGACTTCGCACAAGATACATATCAAGCTCACAAAATATTTAGAATTGTTCAACCAAATAACATAGACGAAGAAAAGCAAGTAGAAATAAATGTTCCAATATTCAATGATTATGGTAAATCAATACAAAAATGGAATGATTATTCATCGTCTAAATTTGATGTAAGAATAATTGGTGGTTCAACACTTCCACTAAATAGATGGGCATTATTAGAAGAATATTTTAAATGGTTCCAATCTGGCCTTATTGATGATATAGCAATGATCTCCGAAACAGATATTAGGAACAAAGAATCAATTATTAAGAGAAAAAGTGTTTATATGCAACTAAGAAATCAATTAGAAGAGATGCAAAACATAGTTACAGATAGAGAAGGCACAATAGAAACATTAGAGAGACAACTTGTTCAAACTGGTATTAAGAGCAAGGTTCAAGATGCTGATATGCAAATACAAAAAGATTTACTTGAAACCGAAGCTGCACAAAGTATGCTACGGAATAAACTAAAAAGTGATACAACAACTAAGATAAAAGAACTAGGTTTAGCTGTAGCTGACGCTAAAAAGAAAGCAACAACAAAATAGTTTACTTGATTATAGTTTGTATCATAAATTAAGGAGTAATTATGACTGAAACTAAAACAGACAACCTAGACGCGGATATGTTTCCAGCTGACAGCCCTGAAAGTGCAAGTCCTAACGCTGACGATTTTTTTGAAGCTCTTGACCGAAAGGTAAATGAAGGGATACTGGAGCCAGAAGAGACCACAGCATCGAATGTTCAACAATCACCATCTGAGCCAACCTCAGAAATGAGCCCTCAAGAAAATGGTAATTTAGAACATGATTGGGAAAAAAGATACAATGATTCAAGCAATGAAGCTAGAAAATTAAACGGACAGCTAAAAGAACTTGAACCATATGTTCCTATTCTCAATGCAATGAAACAAGACCCCAATTTAATCACTCATGTTAGGGATTATTTTGAGGGTGGTGGTAAACCCCCCAAAAGTGTCAAGGAACAACTTGGACTTGATGAGGATTTTATCTTTGACCCAGATGAAGCTGTTACAGACAGTGATTCTAGTTCAGCGAAAGTACTTCAATCTGTTATTGATGGTGCTGTTCAAAGAAGATTAACTACGTTTCAACAATCTCAGCAAAAAGAAGCTGAGAATAAAAATGCAGAAAAATCTTTTAGAGAACAACATCAAATGTCAGATGAAGAATGGAATGAGTTTGTAGATTATAGTAAATCTAGAACTCTTACTCTTGATGATATATACTTTTTAAAGAACAGGGATAACCGTGATACGCAAGTTGCTAATTCAACTCGTGAAGAGATGAAAGACCAAATGCAAAGGGTTAGAAGTAAGCCTCAATCAGCTGCAAGAGCAGGAAGTCAAGGGACTCCACAAAAGTCTGGCGACGACAATATCTTTGATTCAATTTTGGGGATTGACAAAGAACTGGATTCAATGTTTGGATGATAACTGTAATGGTTGGACAAGCGTTGATGAAAATAAAATAAAGGTTAGAATATAATGGCTGATTATTTTGGCGTCTCTGATGTCTCCAGTTTAACTGAAAGTACCGCGGGTATAGTTGACCCGGGTGGTACTCTTAGTACTGGTGACCTTCGGAGAAAATATAACTTTGGCGATAGAGTTAGCGAATTAGCAATTGCACA